ATGTTCGCGGTACTCGGCGACATAGTGTTTGAGCTATTAGGATCCCCTAACGCTTTTGCGTCCACTCGGACCTGGGATTACGCTGAGCATCAAGTGGTTGAGGATCGGCCCAAGCTGCAATGGTTGGCGGCTGGTCTCGAGACAATCGAACTTGATTTCCATTTTCATGCGTCCTTCACTGACCCGTCAGCACAAGCAGCCGCTTTGATTGCGGCCGGAGGCGATCACAACGCACGTGCGTTGGTCTTTGGGAATGGGGTACATCGCGGCTACTTCATCGTCACGTCGATTCGCACGACGGCGCAGCAGATGAGTGCAGAGGGTGACTTGATGGCAATAACGTTAAGAGCGGGATTGAAAGAATGGGCGCTGGAGTCCGATCATAGTACCTCGATGTCTCCCGTAGCGTCATTTCCATTAATTGGCGTCGTCGCTGCACCACCGGGCACCGCGACCAGTTTGATGGTCTATCGAGGTGGCACGGGGGTCACTGCGACCGTCGGAACGACCGGACTGCCATTTGTAGCTCCGTCGATATCCGCTCCTGGCCTATCGCCAATTTTGAAGCTTCCCGGTGTAGCAGGACTGACGGCGCCACTCTTGAGCCCGGGCGACGTGCCTCCGAACGCCATTGTGAGAACTAGCGGGTGACGGACCATCGTGAATGCGTAGACAAAGCATTGGTATTATATCTAGCGGGCGAGTGTCTATTTATAAATGTTACAAGCGCAATATATCGCACATGTTACCTTAGCCGGTGAACGCTGGGATCTGCTGGCGTGGACCTACTATGGCGATGCGACTCTATATGCTCCGATAGTCATGGCGAACCCCCTCATTCCCATCGAGCCTGTTTTCGAAGCCGGGCTTCAGATCGCCATACCCATTCTGCAAGTGAGTCAGAGCGCGTCGACCAACCTACCCCCTTGGAAGACCGCGCAATGAACGGCATTGTGGCTCGGCAGTTAAGATTGCCGTTGGAGGCTCGCTAGATGGCTGGCACTGTTACATTCCCCGTTCGTGCGCCGCAATGGGTACTCAACTACCAAGGTGTAAATATAACCGCAAATATTTCCCGGATGGTGAGAACAATTACATACCAGGATTGTTTATCTGGCGCGGCGGGAGAGTTAGCGGTTGAACTCGAAGATCACGAGAAACTCTGGCAAGGAAGCTGGCAGTCATCCGAGGGGGATCTGGTCAATCTGATGATTGGGTACGCGGGAGAACCTCTTCTTCCGTGCGGCGATTTTCAGGTCGATGACCTTTCGCTGAGCGGGCCACCCGATGTTTTCCATCTGCGTTGTCTCGCAGCTTACATCACGCCGGCAATGCGGACGCACAGCAGCGTTGGCTACGAAGCTCAGACGCTGATGCAAATTGCTTCAACGATTGCAGCGAAATACGGGCTCACAATGATCGCGGCCAGCGGCGCACCGAGCCTGACGTTTGCGCGTATAACGCAGCGTCAGGAGACCGACCTAGCTTTTTTGCGCCGGTTGGCGCGGGCATATAATTACGAGTTCACAATCCGCGGTAAGCAGATTATTTTCTATTCGCGCGGAGCTTTAGAGGCGGCAGCTTCGGTCGCGACAATCGCGCGACATGACTTGCTCCGGTTCGCCTTCCGCCTGAAAACACATTGTATATATATGGCATCTCAGGTCTCGTACCAGTTCCCGGAAAACAAGCAACTCTTGACCAAGAACGTAATGGCCGTGCCCGCGACACCTACCGGCGACACGCTGAAACTCACTGTTCCCTGTGAGAACGGACAACAAGCATCGCTTCAAGCGGCCAGCGCGCTGCATGGGGCGAACATGGTCCGCACGACTGCGAGTATCACAGCTCCCGGCGAGATAATTTACACGGCTGGAAATAATCTTACGATTAGCGGGTTTGGCTTCAACGACGGCAAATATCTAATCGAGAGCGCACGCCATCGGTTGGAGCGAGCGACCGGCTATACTACTGAATTTGAGGCCCGCCGGGTCGACGAACAATAAAGTGTACAAATCGTTAGGCATCCAGCAAATCATGAGCCAGCAGACGGTACGATTCAGAAGGAGTGCACCGCGACAGGCCTGTGGCTTTCAATTTTAGCATTGGCAGTATGTAAGAGGGATATAGGAATACATGTACCGAGTGGGAATTGTAAAGATACAAGACGCAACCAGCGGCCGCGTCCGCGTTATTTTTCCTGACCGCGATCAGATGGAGAGTTGGTGGCTGCCCGTGGTCTTTACAAAGACGCAAAACGACAAGATGTACTGGATTCCGGACGTGGGTGAGCAGGTCGTTTGCGTGATGGATGAATACGACGAGGACGGTGCAGTATTGGGTGCCATCTACTCGAGCGTCGACAGACCACCAGTCACCAGCCCTGACAAATTGCATTGGACATCTAAAGATGGGGCGGTGTTCGAATACGATCGGTCGGCTCATTCGCTGCAAATGACCATTCCCAGTGGTGGAACCGTGGCGATCAGCGCAAACGGAGCTTCGATAGCAATCGACGGGTCAGGAAACGTTGTGGTGTCAGCTTCGGGACAAATTCAACTCGCCGGCGGAGGGCCCGGAATCGCGCGGATCGGAGACGCAACGAGCTGTCCGGCCGGATCGGGACAAATAGTAAGTGGTAGCACAAAGGTAAATGCAGGATGAGGATAGCCAATGAAGTGGCGAGCGAGCGCTTTGCCAGGACCAAGGAAGCGACGAGATCCGGGCTTCATTGGCGGGTTAAGCAGTAAGTCATGTCTGTCGGAGCGATTACTCTTGCGGATATTACTTCGGCCGACTGGTCATTGGCATTGGACGCTCCCGGCGAGCCGGGGTCCGGAATCGGCAACGTCGTGCAAGGCGTGAACGATGTAAACCAGTGCATCCAGATAATCTTGACAACGCCCAAAGGCAGCGATCCGTTACGACCGACGTTCGCTGTGGACATTTGGCGTTATCTTGATGCGCCGATTGATACTGCGCTCCCAGCAATCGTACGTGAAGTTACGGAAGCAATCAGTCTGTGGGAGCCGCGCGTGACAGTTTTATCGATCAGCGCAACGCCAGTTCTTGATGGGGATACTCAAGCAGGTGCACATCTTAATATCGCGCTGACGTGGCAACTCAAACTCACTACGACCGGATCCAGCGCGTCTACCTCCGCGCAGGCACAAACAATCGTAATAGCAATCCCAACACCTTAAGCTCGACGCGGCCTTTGCGCTTAATCCAACAAAGTGCTCAGGCACTCAGGGAGTGATGCTAATGGCAGCCGGACTTCCAGCCCTTCCACCGCCGGTCTTCGTCAACGACGCCGACGGACTAGACCCCAATTTGATCCTAGCCAATATGGTCGCCGCTTTTCAGACGGCGGCTGGCAGAACCTTGCAGCCAGCGCAGGTCGAGCGTCTCCTGATTAACCTTTACGCTTACCGCGAGTCGCTGATCCGCAACGCGATCCAATATGCGGGACAGCAGAATTTGCTGGCATTCGCGGCATTTCCCATGCTCGATTATCTTGGTCAATTGCTCAGCGTAACGCGCTTGCCCGCGCAGGGCGCGAGCGTCATGCTTCAATTCACGCTGGCAAACATTCTCAGCGTCTCATACACGATTTCAGCCGGAACTCCGGTGGGCACAAGCGACGGACAATTTGTCTTCGCGACTACTGCAGATCTGACGATTCCTTCCGGTGCAACAGTAGGAATAGTACTAGCCATATGCACGACGGCCGGCGTGGGAGCTGATGGTTACCTGGCGGGCCAAATTAATGTGCAATTGACTCCCAGCGTCTTAATCGGAGCCGTCGTGAACACGACAATAAGCGCAGGCGGCTCATCGCCCGAGACCGACGAACACTTGCGGACGCGAATCCAAGCGGCGCCAAACCAGTTCAGCGTGGCAGGACCAGAGGGTTCGTACAGGTACTTCACTCTAACTGCGGACCCAACGATAGCCGACGCACAAATCACATCGCCCGCACCGGGGCAGGTTAACGTTTACGTGCTGATTGGACCGACAACGTCACAGCCTGGGCCTTCTCCGAACCCGGCCGCGCTCGCCACCGAAGTACTACTCGCCAAGCTGGCGGCGGAACTCAACGCAGAAAATGTACGACCATTGACCGATACGGTCAACGCGCTCGCGGTCACTGAAGTAGACTACCAAATCGCCGGAACGATTACGCTGTACGCAGACGCCGACCCGGCGAGCACGATGACCGCGGCGAATACGGCTGCGGCGGACTATGCGATTGCACTAGCTTCGCGAATTCGCGCGATATCGTCCCGAGCCAGATAATCGAGGCGCTTTCGGTTCCAGGCGTATACCAAGTATCACTTATCGCACCGAATTATACACAGCTACAGCCGGGAGAGTGGGCGAACTGCATCGCCATCACGCTGGGCCAGGCGACGAGCACGCTCAAAAGCTAGTGCGAAAGGACCAGCAGAGCTTCCCGCGCGCATCAAGTCACCGCGGCCCTATTCATTGCGGCCGCGAAACCGAACCGGCGCGAGTCATGAAGACCTCTCAGCAACCCCAACCCAGCTTTTCCGTGACTGGCTAATTACACAATGGCGCAACTGACTATTCAGCCTTCTGTCAAGGACGTACGAAGCCAGTCGTTACTCGATCTGATCGGGCGCATGGATGCAATCGATCTCACATCGATCTTAGTCTATCGGCTGGATTCGGTACCCGACAGTGCGTTGCTGTTTCTGGCATGGCAGTTCGATCTAGTCGCGCCACAATGGCAACTCGGAGCCCAGGTCACGGAATCGATAGATACTTTACTTGATATCGATACGCTGACTGATATGGATACCCTGAATTCGCCGGGTGGCGTGGCGGGACCTTCGGATTTTGACTCGTTGCGTGCGCTGCTCCAGATCGCGATCCCGCTTCATCGAACCCGTGGGACCCCCTATGCGATCAAAGCTGCGCTGAAACCACTTGGCTGGCCCAGTGTGACCTTGCTCGAAGGTCAGGCGAGTTGGGGCGGCACCAGATATCCAGAGAGTGAAGGATGGGCTGTATTCCAGGCACGGTTGAACCTCGGAAGCGGGCAGTCGGTTGCGACCGTCGATGCTGCACGCGCAGTCGCCGCGATCAATTTTTTCAAACCGGTACGCGCGTGGCTCGACTCACTATGGTTCATCGGTGCACCAATCGCCGATGTTATGGCCGAGCCCCAGGACTTGGTTGTATCAATCTTCTCGCGCGAGGATACGGCGCCGATACCACGGGATTTGATCGATGCGTCCGCGTGGCCGGTGGCCGATACAAAGATCATAGCACCCCTTTACAATGGACATTTCCTTCATACGGGCGTGACGTATGGGGTCAACGAACCCGCGATCGCTGACTCAGGTGTTACGGTCAACGGCGTCGCGATCTCTTCCACACTATAGCTGGCTGAGGCCGGCATATCTTCGAGAGGTAACCATGCGACCACAAGGGATCGTCAGACTATATACGCGCGGCTGCCTAATCTGGCAGCGGCGGAATCTGTTCGTCAACACCGGCTTGCCCACACTGGCCAATTTGATCGCGGGCATCACCGCGGGCCAGTCGGTCAGCGCGATGGGCTTCGGATCAGGTGCATCTGCTCCGACCGCGGGTGACACCGGTCTCAGCGCAGCGCCGGCATATTACAATGCGATTGGAGCTTATTCCTTTCCATCCCCTGGAAGCGTCCAGTTCAATTACTCTCTTCAAGCGACCGACTACGGTGCTGCCGGGATGACCATTCAGGAACTCGGACTTTTCGCGAACTCGGGTGCGGCCGCATTGCCAGCCTCGGTGGGTACGGCGAATCCCTCATGGATCGGTAGCGTCGCCCAATCTTCGGGAACGATGATAGTTGACGCAAACGGCAATCTTCAACGGTGCACGACTGCCGGGACCAGCGCACCGAGCGCGCCAACTTGGGAAACAGCAATTACGCGACCACGACTGACGCTTCAGTGGTATGGACTCTGATCGCATTGCATACTGCGCCAGGCCCGCTGATCGCTCATGTATCGGTTCCGGCCTTTGCCTATACGGGTACCGGCAATTACGCGGGCACCTGGACTCTGACGTTCTAGATACGCCTTTGAAATCTTCGGTTTCACATTCGAAAGATGCAGTCCACGATAATGGTGAGAGAGATGTCCACACTGATTGACAGCCCGGAATTCAGCGCTAACGAAATCTACGAGCTCCAGCAAACCGATGCTGTCGAAGGAGCCGGGAGCGGAGCGAGCTTCAGTGGTATCGGGCTCAGCAACCAGCCGCATCAGCAACTCGCAAACCGCACGGCGCTGCTAAAGCAGCGACAGGAGGTCAACATCGCCAGCATTGGGGTATTGCAGACCTTTATGGCGGGGTTTACTGGTTCACTGCAAGCGAATGGCTATATCCAAATCCCGGTTGCCGATATTGCCCGGGGCCAGATAACGGCAATCATTCAATGGGGCTACTACCCGCTGCCAGAAACGAACATCCCTAGCGACACGGAATATCCGGTTACCTGGCCAATCAGATTTCCGAACACAATGTTGACGCCGCCGCTCGCGACCAACGTCTATTACAAGACCGCTGGCCAGAACACGTCGGCGTCAGCGGTCAGTTGGAATACAGTCGGCGGAATTTTCGTGCTCGACGTATCGATAGATCCATCCGGAGGCAGCGAGAAGAGCAACGGATTTTCGTGGCTTGCGATCGGATTCTAAGGGGTCCAACGCTCGACTTGGCCGCTGCGTGAGGCCTCGCGAAGTACTCAGATTGACTGGTTATTCCACCTGCTAAAGGCTTATTTAACATGAAATGGCATTCAGTGTTGACCGGCGTCAGGGCGATTGCAAATTACGTCAGAACCGTCGAAGTACTTATGACATTGACGATCTGGGTTGTGGCTGCGACGGTCGCGTACGGGCAGTTTCGGCCGATTCCGAACTATGTCGGAATCGGGGCCGGCGCACAGTTTCGTGCCGACATTAACAATCATCTGTCAGGCGCCGCATCGGTTGCGCCGCGGATTGTCAGCTTGCCGCTTGCACAGCTACCGACCGAGCAGGACGGTCAAGATACTGGTGCTCCGACTGCCAGCAAGCCAACCCATGCGCGGGCGGTGGGCTCGGCGCACTCGCTCTCGGTTCGGAGGGACAATGGTCATGTACTAGCGGAGCTAAGCTGCCGAGTGGATTCCCACTAAGTATTGACGTATCGGCTTCCGCGCATCGCATACGGAGCCTTGCGCCAAACTCGACGACGGGGGACGCTTTATCGCAGGGCCAGAGCCACTTAAACGATCTGGCGACAGCAACCGCCAACTACAATATGGGCGCCAATCGGCTGCAGAACCTGAATGCGGGGAGCATAGCTGGCGGTGCTATCAGCTATGGGCAAAGTGGTACGACCCTTAACGGATTAAACCTTGGTAGCGGCGCGCTAAGTGGCTTGGGACCTGCAACGGCCAGCGGGCAGGCAATAACATTCGCTCAAGGCAATGTACAACTGAAAACGAATAATGCCACGATTGCTGTCGTATCCTCGAGCGAAGCCGGGCCGAGCGCTACGCCGCTGGTGATCACTGCGCCCGCGACTATTACGAGCGGTAATGCGCTGGTGTTGGTGATGGGCGCTGGGAGCAGCCCATCGTTCACGTTGCCCACCGGTTTCACGCGGATTCGGCTCGACGCAGGTTCAAGCTGGTCGCAGGTGATAGCTTGTAAGACGACGACGGGCTCCGAGCCTGGCAATTATTCGACCGTATTCACGGGCGGCGCATCCAATGGCACCGGAGCGCTACTGCAACTCTCGAACACGGACTGCGCAGATCTCGATACCAATAGCGGCGGCTTCCAGAACAGTACTCTAAGTTATACGATTCCAAGTCTCACAAATGCGCAGACCAACGAGTACATCCTGGCGGCTGGCTCAAACTTCTGTGGGGACGTTCCGTCCATCAGCCTGGGGCAAATATTCGTCAGCAACGGCGGCAACGGAAGACTGGTGGTTTCGGGCTATTTGCAGGCGGTCGCCGGAACCAGCTTGTCTCCGATACTCGGACCGATGAGTTTAAATGATTGCGGTCCAGTTACCATTGCGGGCGCGCAGGTTGCGTTCATCCCGACCTCGACCGTTCAGTCGGCGCCGTTGATTAGCAACCAGGTGCATGCGCAGCTCACCTCGCTCACCGCAAGCGTCAATCATGTGCTGAACGTGATGGCACCGCCGTACAACGCGCTGGGCGACGGCAACACCGACGATCTGGCCGGGATTCAGCAGGCGATTTACGATGCGTGCGGGGCGAACCCGCCAACTTTCTCGACGCAGGGTCTCCGCAAGACGGTGTATTTGCCGAAGCCCGACGTCTGCTATATGCATTCGGCGCCACTTCGGATTCCCTGCACGAACCTTGAATTGAAGGGTGATACCGGTTCGTCGCTCTGTCAGAACTACGTCGGCAACGCGGTCATTCAGGAAGGCTGGGGCGTCGGTAACCTGACCTATGCAAGCGCGTTGGTCGGGACCGGCAACTCGCTGGTCTCGGCGCCGGGCCAGCTTTCCCAATGGATCGATCTCGCACGCTTCCTGGATGGCACCGGCGCGCAAAATCTGAACACCTGGTTCGCCAGCCACGACAATATCGCGTTTTATATGAAGGCGTCCGGCAACGGTCAACTTTTGGGTTCGCGCAACGCCTACCCTGGAAGCGGACCCGGCGCTTTCAGCTTCATATTCACTAGCGCAAACGAGGTCAGGTAAGCCTCAACCTGGTCAGTACGGGGGTGCATACTTTTGCGGCCTGCCCGGCCCAGACGCTGGGTAACGTATACGAAATTGAGGAGGACTGGGACGGTACGACCTATCGTATATGGCAGGGTGTTCCAGGCGGTACGGCGGTGCTGTGCGATTCGTTCGCCTCGGGCAATCGAATAACGCAGGGTCCGTTCGAGGAGATTATGCTGCCGGACGGCGGCCCGCATCAATTCTGGCCTGACGGCAGCAGTAACGGGAGCAACGCGTTCACCGGCGATATCGATTCGATCCGTTTCGAGTTCGGCAGCGTTCATGCCTCGGCCTATACGGTGCCGAACGCCAAATGGACTCGCGACGCGAATACGCTTTTGTTGGAGACCTTCGATACCAGCCTCGACGCCACGCAGATCGGCTATAGCTATGCCGGCGGCTACAATATCGATTTCACCGTCCTTAACACCAACGGTTCCGCGATCGGCTTGACCGCCAACGACAATCTCCATGACCTGGAATTGTGCGCAGATTCTAATCCGGGCGCAGGTGCAAGCCCGGACGGACTCTTCGCGATCGGCGGGAACGGCTCGTGCTGGACCAATCTTTCCTGCGCAGCCGCACACTACGTGCAGGCCGATTTCTTCAATAACGACTTCCTGGGCCACGTCGAGAATTGGAATGGCTTCGGCGGTCATCTGGGTATCGACTTCGGCGCGGCCTGGAACGACTCGATCAATAGCAATGCCGTGGTCGACGGTACCGATGTAGCCTGCGAGGCTTACCAGGGCGGCGGCGGCGGCGACCATGAAGATGCTCATCCGCGCTGCGTCGATCGCGGCTCATTGCGCTATGGATGGATCGAAAACCAATCGCAGGGAAATTACTACTACCCCTTCGTCGACCAGGAGTTCTCGAACAGCAACTGGGTGACCACCTTCCTGCTGAACGGCCCGTCAGCCGGCCCCTATGTTTTTCAGAACGGCAACATCGATACGCGCAATTCGGGCCCATACGTAATCCAGGATAACGGCGGTGTCGGCTCAATTTTTATCGGGACGATCTTCAACAATTTCGGCGCTTCGGTCGCAGCCCCTGAAATTATCGACTACACCAACGGCTCGCCGAGCACGCCAACGCAATTGATCGACGTTGGCAATGCGGGCGGCGTTCCGCTCTCGAATCAAGCGGGCAATCCCAACATCCTCGCGCTCGGGCTGCCTAACTATTCGCTCTTGCAACAGGTCGAACTAAAGCAGGTGCCGACGTTAGATGCGGGCCTGAATCACTTGATCGTGAATCCAATCGCGGACCCGGCCGCCGCAACGATCTCGGTGGTCGGCACTACCGGTAGCACTTCATACGGGCCGTACTATGTCGTATGCCACGATATCAACGGTGGTGTGACTAACGTTTCGACGGCGTCGAATACGCTGGCGAACGGTAACGCGACCCTGACGAGCGGCAACTACATCAATGTTGCGTGGAGTGCGGTCACCGGCTGTGCGACCTGGGATGTTCTCAAGGGCAGCACCGCAACTTCGATCGCTCTTGGCGTGGCCGGAACGAGCTATCACGATATCGGCGGCTCGACCACCGCCTATACTGCACCGGCGCGCAATACGACCGCCGACATTTCAGGTCTCATGCAAATCAGTACCGGCATGCCATTTGCAAAAATTCCGGGCACTGTGCTGAGCGGCGGACGATTCTACTGCACGGACTGCGATCCACCCGCTAATCCACCGGTTACTTGCACGCATTCGGGAGCGAAGACAGGCTCGTGGATCGATGGGCTCAATAGTCAATGGCTGTGCGTGCCTTGAGTCTGTCGCGTAAGCCAACAGCGCACCCAGTAATGCTAGCGCCTAGAATTCATCATGTAGTCAGCGGTAATGGGCTTCCATGATCCGATGCTCTTTGCTACCAGTACGGCTGTTCACGATGTGAATCGCTGAGATCGATTAGCATCGCGAGGTAGCGTCTCTGAGGTCTTCCTTCCTGAGGTACAATGGAGTCTATTTTACGCTCGCTCTTGATGTCGGCGATCTTTCGGTAAAATGCATTTGGCCTTAAGCATAACGACAAAGAGCTAGGTTATTGACGCAAAAACACCTCGAAGTACCGACCCTGCCACAGTAGCCGATGCTCAGCGACGGCTTGATGGATTTCGGGAAAATGCAGCGACCAATCGATGAAATCAAGATTTGAACAGGCGATGACATATCTCGCTGATTTGATCTGAGAAGCATAACGTTGAATCTCGCGGCCGCTGGACTGGAACGGCAGGATATATAGTGCCGGCCGAGCTCTCAGGCGAGCATCCAATAAAAACGCACAGCCAGCCCAACTTAGCACCACGCCGCCACCGCTATCGATCGTCTGATCAACCCGCGACCACTCCCGTACCTCTGCAGGGAAAGCCCAGAGACCCGCGGTTGTTGAGCTTCGGGCTGTAAGCCGCCAAGCCTCGTAGGTCGATGCGAAGTCAGACTTGTTACTTAAGACAGCCAATCCAATAGCCATCGCCGCTACTAGCGGCGCGACTTGGCCACAATAGCGTATAGCCAGAATAACACCCATCACTAAAATGTAAGAATAGTAGCTCCACGATCCTGCACTGCCAAACAATCCGAATATGAATATCGCATGCAGCATTGCGCATATGACCATCAGCTCATCAGCGCTGGGCGAGTCACTATCCTGACCACGGCTAAGCCTTCGCGCCGCAACGATTCCTGCAAGAAAAACAACGACGGTGCCACAAAGATAGAAGCCTGCTATTGTCCCAAAATAGTATCCAAGATGAACGCCTCGAAAGTAGTAGAGGGTGCTGCCTGCGCGAAAGAAGCCGTTGTTGAGATACCTGTACGTCTCAGCTCCGCTCACGGGAAATAGTGTCCAAAACAGAGGTTTCCAACCGTATGTAATTGTGACCAGTGCCAAAAGGCCTGCACCGACCACCCCTGCCGGTAAAACTAAGTGCCACAGATAATGTAAAGGCCGTTCGGATTTACGGCATTGGATTATCGCTAGTGTGATCAGAAGAAGGACGTAAAAATATCCCAGTGCTGGTTTGACAAGGCACGAGATAGTCGCAAGTGTCAGGGTGAGTCGGCGGTGACCCCCGGCATGTTCAGCTAATGCATTGCACAGGAGGGTCGCTTCAAGAGCCTTAGCGAAATTCGCGTAAGATGACATCACGGCGATTGGTAGTGCGGAAGCCATCAACAGTACCTCTGCGCCGTTCAGTTTGAGATTTGAAGCGAACCTGGCAAAGCCCCAAGCCATAAGGAGACCCGCCGCGAGCATGGCTTCTTGATAGGCATATGGTGTCATGCCGGCAATAGCGAACCAGAGACGTTCAATCGGTAGCGTGAGGAGCCCGTAAGAATATCCGAGATCAATTACAGGCCGGAACCCGTGTGCGAGCAGGAACTGGATCGTCAAGTTAGATCCTTCGTCGTGAAATGCGAACTTGTAGAAGGTCAGATTGATGGGCAGATGGACGACGTTAAGAACGATTACTTCGAGAAGAAAGATAAGGAGGACCCAAATGTAAGAGCCTTTTGCTGCCAGAGTGACCTGCGGCCTAAAAAAGAAATCGTAGATGGAATTCTTGGTCCCGTGCAT